AAATGTCCTACCACCAAACCTTCTTCGATTATACCAACATGATCGACGAGTGTGAGGAACACCACGCAGACCCGCACCTGAAGAAGATGCTTCGGGTTGCCGCTCGAGAGGACCTCCTTAGCGAAAACTTGTACTTCGACAACACCTGGATGTCTCTAGGTCGTAAGACGCAGTACAAGCTTAAAACTATGGAGGTCGCAAAGCCTGGAAAAATTCCACGGCTTATTGGCGACCTTGGAGTACACGCGTCCCTGCAGGGGTTCCGGCTGACTAAATTCATGAAGTTAGCCATGGCAAACAACACAATTCACATTAATGGTGGTGCTATCCACTTTTGTCCTACACCAGACCCTTTCAGTCTGGAAGAGGTATTCGACAAACTCATCAATCCTCCTGGACGTTTCTACTTTGTTCTGTTCTCCGACGATTCATGCCTTGCTTACCGTTCCGGTGACAAGGTTTTACGGTTCAATATAGATATCTCCAGTTGCGACGCATCTCACACCGAGAGCCTATTTATGGCTATGCGCGCCCTTTTTCCTGTCGGCCTTCAACCAGAGGTCGACCAACTGATTGATCAGTGTCGAGCACCTATTACAGTATATGACCGCAACGTTCCGCGCGGCTTCCCAAAGCGTTCCGTGACGCTCAAGCCCAAAACGCCGCGGTTGTACAGCGGTAGCACCCTAACAACCACCATCAATAATGTGGCGAACATCATCATCGCCCACTCCATTTCCGCCTGCGAGATAACTTGCGGTGGGGATGTTATCAAAGCTGCTGCGCGCACTGGCTACATTGTCACGTGTGAGGATTGTGATGACTGGCATAAACTCCAGTTTCTCAAACACTCACCCGTCCGGTGTTCAGACGGTGTCGTGCGCCCCCTACTCAACATTGGGGTTCTCCTGCGACTTAGCGGGAGGTGCAAAGGCGACCTGCCCGGATCTAAGACGATCCCACTGGAAGTTCGTGCCAAACGCTTCCAAGCCTCTCTACTTCATGGTGCTTATCCAAAGGCCCGTTTCGCCCTGATTGATTCACTCAAGGCAAACGTCGGCGCACCAACTCCGCTTTACGACAACTTTGTTTCCCCTTCATTGGAGCACAAGGTGGTCAATCGCGTCGAGTACCCCGTGTTCCACGTCCCCAGCGAGGAAGTTTGGGCACGGTATGAATTAGATGCAATGCAGATTGCTGAGCTCGAGTGTGACTTTGCCTCGTGCTCATATGGTGATCACTATCAGTCTTCCGGACTCAACGAAGTCCTGAAGTGCGATTACGGTCTTACCGGTCAAGACTATCCTGATACACCACCACGCACCTTTGATAATTAAA